TCAATTTCAGCTCTTTTTTGTTGAACCCCTTGAATAAGCTCATCTTGAGCCTTCTTTATTTCAAGTTCAGCTCTATCTTGTATAATTTCACCAGCGCTTAATGCACTTTCTATCTGAATAATCTTTTCTTTTGTTGCAACAGCTAATTCATCTTCAAATGCTTTTAATTTCTTTTGTGCAATATCTTTAACTGTTTGTATATCCTCTTTAGTTGGATAAACCTTCATTTTTACATTTACATAAGGTACACGAACTTTTTCATAACATTCATGATATGCAATAATATCATCTCTATCTCCACTAGGAGAAACGCTAGTAACAATATCTTCAGGGATGATAGCGTCAGCATCACCTCTGTCTGCTTGGGAATAAGCCTCAATACTTCCCTGTTCAGTTGCCCTTGCAATCTTCCTAGAATGCTCAGGGAACATATTTTTTAATTGCTCTCTAGTTAAAGTTTTTCTTACTATAATAAATGAAGCATCTCTATATAGAAAGTCACGACTCATTGGGTCAGGAAAAACATCGTAAGGGTCAATTTTGCTAAAAATAACATCTCCCTTACCATTATCTAAATCTTTATCTACATCTACAAAGAAATACCCAACTCCTTTTGTAAGAGAATCCAAGATAACGCTAGAATAAACAGCTTTTCCATTTGATAAGCTCCAGCAATATTCAGATATATCACTATGAACTTGTGCAATAGAAGTATCACTTCCCTCGACTGCCACAGCTTTCCACTTTGGGTTATTAGCTGTAACAAAGTATTTCATTGTTTCAATAATGGGAGTAATGCGATTAATCTCAAATGTGGGCATTCCAGATTCTCTTAATGTTTCTAACTCGTCTTGGGTTAATTGTTCATTAAGATAAAAATCAAATCCCTTTTGACTATCAGATTGCCACTTAATTCTCTCCTCAGAATTAGCAGAGTTCCACATTTGGTAAATTCGTTCAGCTTTTTTTGTTCTTGCCACGTTTCTTACTCTTGTTCTTTTTAGGGGGTCTTCCCCGTTTTTTTCCGTATGTACCCTTACCTCTTGGCATTACGAAACTAGCCATCCTTTCGCTTTCCTTTTTGGTTTATACCATTCCCTAGTCTTCTCTTTTTGCTTCATATTGGGTGGAAAAGCATGTAAAAGTGCATAAAACAGTGTTTCAATGGTGTCATCGTGAGCCATTCTTGCCCCGAATGTAACAATTTCGTGTTCTAAATCAAACATATTTTCCCGTAAATGTATAGTTCCAGTACTAAAACGACCAGAAAGACCCGAATATATCTTATTTCTCTTCTCTCTACCTCCTGGTTTTTCAGGAATAACACTAATATCAAATTTATTTTCTATTCTTCTTCTCTCGTTTAAAGATTGAAATACTGACCTATTCATAGCTACATCTTCGACAGTCGAGGATACACAATGATATTTTTGATGCATATCCATTATATAATCAACTACTCCCTTTTTGCCTATAATATTATCATCTTTATCTCTGCCTGCTACAGTGGGAATTGACCTATGGCGTTCATACTCTAAAACATATACTTCGTTTTCAGGAGTGACAGCAACTGCCATAATAACCGAAAAATCAGAAGACTTAGTGTTGATATCTGTTGCAGGGTCACAGCCAGCAAAACAATTAACTGGAATCTTTTCTCCTTCGATAACAATATAGTTAAGACCCTCCTCATGTTCGTAATAGCCTTTCCAATATTTTATATACTTTCTGCCCCATACAGCTTCATCTTCATTTTGCACTTCCAGTTCATATTCTTGATAATATCCATGTATTCTGCCAGCTTCCTCATACTCTTTCTTCATCGTATCTAATCTTTTTCGAGGAAAATACGAGTTCCAAAGTACGCCACCTGGCATTTCTGGCTGAGTAGATTTATAGCTAATTACATCCCAAGTATAATCATCTTTATTCTCAGCTTTTGCATACCCGTCTAGTATGTTTTGACATAAACTATCGAAATGGACAGGAGTTCCAGCAAATATTAATCTACCTGTATGTAAATCAAGAGCAGGTTTTACACCATTATATACAATGTTCTTAATTTTCTCCCTAGCATCTTGAGTAACAGTATTCGTTTCACTCTCGGTATCGTCAAGAGCAACTATATCATATCGTTTACCTAAATAGTTTTCTCCACGAACACTAGACAGATTAGAACGACTTATAAGTTTAGTACCTGTCTTTGTAACAATATCTGTTTCAGTCCACTTCTCTCCTACAACATCACCAAAATAATACTGCAATAACTCATTTCCTGAGAAATGTTGTTTAATATACTGAAGATTTAATATGGACTTTCTATGATTATCAGATACCCAAGCTATAAACATTAGCTCATCTTTGTCCTTAAACAAGATTTTATGCATTAAGAATGTCTTAAATAGCTGAGTTTTCCCACTACCTCTAGGTAAGATTAATGCTAAAGATTTAGTGGTTGGCTCTAATAAGGAATCTCCTATCTCATAGTGAAATGGTGGGGATTCAGATTTTCCAAAATCACCAGGTAGGAATAGCTTACCAAAAGCGATTAAATCAGTTTTTGCTAACTCTAATACTTTTTCAGCCTCTGTAACATCTCTAGAGTTAATATTCGCCATTATTTTTTACTACGTTTCCAAGTCAAATAATCAACACCCTCGTTAGGGTCAAATATGGTAGTAATCAATCGAGAGTCATCATCTGCATATTGAGGGTCTATAATAGTGACAGGGCATTTAAATACATTTTGGTCTGGCAATCCTTTCTCTTCTGCGTATCTATCAAGCTCTTTGTAAGACGCAATTCTCAACGCATGAGAAATTAAACCAGTTGATGGGTCTTTTAATACTTGGTATCCACTAACATGGGTATGTCCTGCAGTTAATACATGGTCACGCCAGCCCATTTGGATAGCCTTTACTAAGCCATGAGCAGTATTCCACATTGAATGACCTGCAAAATTATGTCTTGCATTTATTCTTACTTCCTTCTTATTAGGAAATACAAGATTCATTCTTACACCATTATTATTAAAGATGCCATTCTTTTGGCTACACATCCACTCTAATGGGTCACCTGCTCCACTCCAAGCATCGTGATTTCCTCCAACTAAGTATAACCAGTTTACCTTTGTAATGAAATGCTCAGTTAATCTCCACGATTCTCTTGCCGAGGTAGATTGCTCTCCATATAGTCTAGCAAGTCTTCCAATCCAATTGTTCTGATTGTCCCCTATATTGCCTGCAAACATACCTTCAGTATTTCGGACTAAATCTGCGTGCATTAATAGTTCGGCAATATTCGTGCCATCATCATCTATGTGTGGGTCTCCAAAATGAGCAATTCCAACAGGACCGTCTATATTAATCTTAACATTAATAAGTCTTTCGTGGTTCTTAGCTCTACTTTTTAAAGCAAACTTCTTTATCCTATTCTCAATTAAATCATTTATTGGCTCTTTCCCAGTTGAATAATCTTCAACCGAAAAATCCTCCTCCATTCTTTGCTTTCTTATTATGGCTCTCCATTTTCTTATTGTTCTTGGATGAACACCCATAACTTCAGCAGCGTAACGACTGTTATATCTCTCTGATAACTCTGCCCCCTTCTTATAGTCCTCCATACCAAACTTATGGTTTGTTTTCCGCATCGCCATTTTTATTCTCCTTCTGTTAGTTCTTTTCTCTCGGCTTGTTCTAGTTGTTTAGGGGAAAACCCTTGAAATAAACCAACAACTCCAACATCCTTCCTTGTCGTCTGACCAGACGTACCAATAATCTTACCTAATTCTTTAACAGATTGAAGAACAACATTGTCGTCTTCTCCTGTATCGGCAAGAGTTTTAAGTCTTCTTAAGACATATTCATGGTCAATGCCTAATCCTTTAGCTATATCTACGACACCTTTTTCTACTTCATTCATAATTCTTTCCTGTTTTAATAATAAGAGAGCTTTCTTCTTTGCTTTATTATGGTCATCTTCTTTATATACATTCTTTACAGCCGTTATTGCGTCTTTACCAACAATAACCTCTGTAGCAAAAAGCTTTTCTTTTTTAGTAATATTCTTCCTTTTTTTGAAATTTTCATTCGCTTGTTTTAATTTTTTAGAAAATGTATATCTATTGGGATGTAAATCAAAGTCTGTATCCATTTTAGTATTGTCATTTAATAGAAATGTCCCAACAACAGTACGAACATATCCTCTATGTGCTTTCCAGTTCTTTCTATCACTTGGATGGGATATACCACTCCTCTTTAGTATTTGAACAATACCACCATCATCTGATATAACCCAATCGCCTTCTTGGGGGTCTTCTTTCCAATGTTTAGGCTTTACACCCTTTTTTTGCTTTTTAAATTCATCAATATCGTCATATACAAAATGAGTTACGCCTTTTATCTTCCTATAGTCCATTTACCTCTGCTTTTAACTTCTCCAATTGAGAGGCTAACGCATCTATTAAATCATATACTTTTCTTGGGATTATATACGCATTTCCATCTATATCAATAAATGTCTTTGCATCATCCTTCTCCCTAGAAAACTCTCCTAGTGCCTCTTGAAGCTCCTCAACGCTTTTATTCTTCAGGTTATTTATTAATTCAGCCATTATTGAATGTAGAGATGCCCACGTTATATTTCAAAGTAAAAAAAATTATAATTTTTGGGATTGCCACATGGCTATTTTATCTAAGCACGCTTGGAGATTATCAAAAGTAATTTTATTTTTATGAAAAGCCATCCTGACTTTAGTCTTTTTTTCAATCGGAAGACCATCCATTTCCATCTCCAATAGGTTTTTGACAAATGCAGCTTCACTATCAGTCACTTCCTGCTACCTCCGTACTACTGTATACTATATATACTATCTATACTTCATCTTCTTCTTCTTTTCCCACCCGCGCACCCTGTAAGCTAAAACTTTGGCAAATTCTAATCAAGAAAAAAAATGCGAAAAATTAAAATTTCCGAAAAAATAGGAGGCAAATGCGGGACACATATATTCACAGGGGGCACACCCCTCATATCCCTTTTTCAAATATGAGATTTTCGTTATCTTTCATTTTCAAATCCAAAACAAGAAAGGAACATAGTTATGGATTCAATTGAAAAGACCTACAATGGTCGTGTATCTTCAAAAGGCAATGGTGTATTCTATAGCCCAAATCAAACTCACAATGGATTCTCTACACTCCCTACAGAATCAACAGAGAAAATGCAACCTATTTATAGACCATCATCTTCTCCCTCTCAATTCTTAGAGATGTATCCTCGTCTTTTAGTGAAACTTCAAGCCGATGGTAGTATTCGTGAGCTATCCAAAGATGTAGTTTGCATCTCCCCCAATGGAGATGTTATCTCTCTTGATGAAGTTGATTCAAGTGATGTGCAAACAAATCAGACTTCCGATGACAACTCATCAGATGAGATAGTTGAATAGCGTCAGAATCCTTAGATATTGCTCTCCACTTCGAAAGAAGTGTGAGAGCTTTATCTTTTGTCACCAAAGAATGGGCAAAGCAAAGCTTTGACCAATTTATTGTTCCACTTCGTTCCACATCTCCACCAATAAATAAACTCGGATACCATATAAATGTCATTATATTTTGACATCTATTGCAAAGTATGGGTTGTGCTTGTAAAGGGCACATCTCACTTGCTCTATTATTCTGTGTCTAGACAGCAATGTTTGGATTATATGAATAACGTGGGCTAATAACTTGCAGTAGAGTATAAATTGAATAAGATTCGGAGTCCTGTCGCAGGGCGAGAGCTACTTGGCAACGGAAATGCTCTCAAATAACACTGTAATAAATCACACTAAAGGAGTTTAAAATGACTATTCCAACTGATATTGTTTTAGCTTTTATTCTATTAGTAATGTTCAATTTCTTGATGAATCTATATCTATTTTATAAGTGGCATCAAACGATTGAAGATTATCATGAATTAGAGCAATACTATAATAACTAGTACGAGTGGTGTAAAGTAAGATAGCACCCTAATACGCGAACCAATGATGTGTTAGATTAATTATTGGTCTTACAAAATTTAGAATACAATATAAAAGTTTGAAAAATAACTTATTCTATCCAGGGGCTAAAGGATATTGACCCTATTGTATTTCAAATAGATTTAATGAAAGTAATGGCGTTCTCATATGGTAATCTGGGAAAAAAGGGCAGGTTTATGTTCTATTAGCATATATTCCTTTAGTGTGTTAATTATCGCCTGCCCAATATTTTATATCTAATAAAGATTTGGTTTGTGAGCCTGAATAATTCCTATAACACGGGAATAAGGGTCACATAGTGCAATAGGTTAGCGACCTTTAATAAGTTGTCAACGTGCAAGTGCATGAGATGGCTTTAGCATAAAGTGTGATTGATGCTTTAAAAAACACTAAGAGTGTTAATGCTGGCATTGATATACAGGTGGGAAGACGTTCCCGTTCTTAGGAGCCCTGTCAAACCAAACTTATTTTAAATCAGAATAATCAATAAAGGAGAATAATATGACTATTGCTGTTGAAACTATAACTAACGAAGACTTTCGTAAAGGAATTTCTGGGGATAATCAGTATAAAGAGATTGCCATAATGTGTGATTTAGACGGGACATTAGCATTGAAACATAAAGATAGAACTTGGTATGATGCATCAACTTGCGATGTAGACATAGTAAATATGCCTGTTCATGAAGTTCTTAGCCAATTTATTGAACAATACCATATAATATTTTGTTCAGGTCGTGAAGAGAAATATAGAGAACCAACTCTTAAATTTCTTAATAAAGCTTTTGATGACTTTAGTTTTATAGAGAATCACGATTTCTCACTATTTATGAGAGCTACTGATGATTTTCGTAAAGATTCTATAATAAAGCACGAGATATATTATCGTTACATTTATAATAATTATAATGTATCATTTGTGCTTGATGACAGAACTCAAGTCGTAAATATGTGGCGTGATGCCTGTGGATTGACTTGTTTTCAAGTAGCAGAAGGAAATTTCTAATGCCTGATATTTATGATATGAAACAAGATGCTTATCCAAGTATGTCTGAAATACACGAACTGATGTTAGATGCTGGTAAAGATTGTGAGCATAAAGATATTATTAAAGAGAGGCATTATTACGGATTACTGGATGAACAATTCTATTATTATTATAAGTGTGATACCTGTGGAGTAGAGATAGAAGATATTGAACCCGATGAAGATGAAATGAGAGGCGATAGATGAGAAGAAAAACTTATGAACGTAATAGACGTTTAATGCCTGGACTTAGAATAAAACCATTAAAGAAAAGGAGAAAAATAATGATTGATATTACCAAAGAAAAGTTCGATGCTTATAAAGAAGTTCAAATGAGTGGTGATTTTAATATGTTCGACCCTCAAGCAAGAGCTATGACTGATTTAACTAAAGCTGAATGGGTTACCAT